CCCGTCGACAAGGAGATCCCCAAGCCCACTCTCAGCCCGGACGCCCACACGGACGGCAAGATCATCGAGGGCGGCGGCGCCCCGGCCGGCGAGGAGCTGGACGATGCGTGATCGTACTGACATCATCAAGGGCCTTATCCCCACTTGGGGCGCAGCGGCAACGCTGCGCCCCCTTTCTGCCACCCCAGCACTCCGGGGTTGGGAGCGCTCCTCCATCACCGTCCCCCTCTCATGGGCTTTCACCAGGCGTGAGGGCAGCCCCAACGTCATGGATGCATCTCCTGACGACATCGATAAAATGAACAAGATGCTCATCCGCGGTTCTGAATTGATCCACGCCACTCCCCAGGCCGCGCTCGCCGCTATCAACACGTCGACAGTCAGTCTGACGGACGCCCTGGCCAAGGCTCCCGCTTGGCTGCGAACCGGCGAAATGGACATAGTGAACAAACTGGCCGGGCAGCGGAGATTCCCTCCCGATTGGTACCTTCCCGCGGAGACGCCGCCGCTCGCGCCACCAACGAAGGATTACCGCGCGGTCGCCACCGCTTTGATAACCTGGTACGCGGCGCAGGCCGAGTCAGCTAAGCTGCTTCGGGCTCCACCCCTCCAGCTCGCAGCTCTTGACGTCGATCCGCACGATACGAACTCGGGCTGGCCTTTGTTCTCCTCCCAAATCGATGAGTTCATGACCATGATCGCCAATTTGGACTTTCGCGGCGCCCCTTGGCCATCAGAAGCTGATTGGATCGCCGCTACGCAGGAGCTAGCTCTGACCCTCGGCGTTCCCGGTACCATGTTCATGATGGGCGTGAGCCGCCGGTCAGGGCCCACTCGTAAACCTATCGCGATGTACAATCTCGCCGGTACTGTTCCTTACGTCATGGGCGAGGCAACGGGCTGTTACTGCCGGCCCCGCGTTGTCTATATGGCAGCCCGGATCCTCAATATCGCTCTCTCACCGATTCACATCCCCACCAAGCACGCTCGCCTGTCCAACCCGGGCTTTTCGCATACTGCAGCTGACCGGGCTCTGCAGATAAAACAGTTCGCGGCCTACGAGGCGGACGGCCTGCGCGTGATCGAATCCGACTTCTCGGCCTTCGACACCACGTTCACTCCCGAGCATAGAGGTGTGATCTACGGGGCTATGGAGCAGGCGGGCTTCAATCGCGGTGTGATGCGTATGCTGCGCAGTATTGATGAGGTGGGCGCTTTTATCACCCCTACCTGGGGCATGCCCCAGGGCGGAGAAGCTGAGCTCGTCACGGGACGGTTCGGCCTGTTCTCCGGCATCAAGGAAACATCGAACTTGGGCTCCATCCACGCACAGATCATCGTACTCAAAAGCATGGTGCGTGCAGGCATGACCACTCTTCAGGACATAGCGGCGGGTCGCTGGCCCATGTTCCTCAATCTGGGCGACGACGTTCTCTTAGCTGCTAACAAGAACCTAACTCCGAAGATGTATGAAGAGGCTGCCCTCGAGGAGGGCATCGTAGCGAAGGTTCTTGACGGCCGGCGCATGCTCATGAGGCATATTGAGGGGGGGCGGGAATACGCGGTCGGCGCCCGCGTTATCCAGCAGACGCTGGCCAATGAGGACAGTTATGATCATATCGGGCACGTCATTCTAGGCCTGGCTTCTCGGCTGCTGGTTCCACTTCATCCGGCCGTCGCACCCACAGTGGAAGACCTGCTGCGTACCACGATAACGGGAGAGCTACGAGATGTCATCGCTTCCACGGGCCTCGATCCGCGCGCGCTATTGCGCCATCCATCCGTGCCGGAATTCCTCGCCTCTAACGCGGGGCAGAGCTGGCTCGATGACGCGAGCGCTCAGCTCGACATTAGACCTGCTGTGGAGGAGATGCTCGAAGCGGCGGCCATCGCAGGTGGCGCTCCGGACGTCCAATCGATGCTTGCCGATCGCGCGCAGCTGCTTCGAATACTCATGGCCCCCCCGAATTCAGTAAGCCGCGCCGCGCTCCTCGAGGTCGGCGAGCGCATCGTCTACCCCTAACCGGTCCCCAAAACTTTCACACCCACAGGAGATCAAATGTCTGACATGCTCGATATATTCAGCAGCCCCAACCAGGGCCTCCCCGCCTTCACTCCCGACGTCACCGTCCCCGATGTCCCCCCTGAACCCAGCGCAACTGACTCACCCTTTCCCGCGGCACCCGTCGCCGTCCCAAGGAAGCGGAAACTCTGGGAATGGGCTTGGGACATTGCGTTGACCACGGGCATAATCCGCGCCTCCTTCTCCGGCAAGAAAACCCTCGTCAAGTTAATCGTCGCCCTCGTGGCTGCCATCGCCGCGGCCGTGGGCATCGCTTTCGGCATCGCCGGCGCCTGGCTCTTTATGGGGAAGGGCGACAGCAAGAAAGAGGAGGGCGGGCCGGAGAGCGATGGCGCGGACAAAGGCTGGTGGTGGTCAATCATCCGAGACTACCCTTACGATCGCTTTGTGAGGCCGCCCGTTTCCCCAGCCAAGGTTGCGAGCCTACTCGACAACCCCAAATCAATGATCAGAGCTGCCCTACCCTATGTGAACCTGCAGCTCATTCCCTTGGCTACCCCCCTGCGGAAACCCTTTCTCATCATCACGGCCTACTACGAATCATATGGCCTGGGCACCGCCGTAGGCGCCGCACTCGAGAGGGGGCTATGGCAGGTCAACTCTAAGCGCTTCGAGATCTGGCGCACCGCGAATAACGTCACTACAGTCCAGTTCGAGGGATCACCAAGGCTGCAGGCAGCCCTTCTGAACGATTACCTCAAGCTCGACTTCCTCCCAAACTGGCGCGCGTCCACCACCCGCAAATCGTCTGGCCTGACACTCCTTGACCGCCTCACGCCTAAGATGCCCTCTGAGTACAAGATCGGCAACGCGTGCATCCTGTGGATGAACGGCCCTGATCCAAAGAACAAATACACCTCAGCGGTGCGCGTCGCGGCCGGCCTTACTCGCGCGCTCTCCGTGATGCTCCTTCTCCTGAAGAAGAACTCCATAGCTGACCTCGCCGCGGCCCTGCCGCGGACGGAAGCCACGATGGCGACCGCCATGGACATCGACGCTGCCATGTCGGGTTCCCAGCGCACAGCATGAACGCGCTGGAGATCCCAGCCGTGAAGTACACCGTTGGTCTGCTACGGTCGCGCATCCCTATCGTGATCACATCGACCTTCAGACCAACCGGTACCCACATGTTCGCCGCAGTGGACGCGGCGCCCAGGTTCCAACCGGGGCTGGGCCTTCATCATCTGGGCATAGACGGCTGTCAGCTCTCGGACATGTACGACCTGCTGCGCCAGATCGGGCCCAGCGTGCCTCACGGCACGCAAATTTACATGGAGAAGGACCACTTCCACATTCATTCTTTGAACCACTTGCCCAATCACCTAAGAACACAGCTCCCCGTCGGGCGCGCTTTCGCTGAGATAACTCCGCGATGCATGCGAGACATGGGCTGCAAAGGAGGGGGGGGAGAGCGCATCTTCCTCCGAATAACAGAATGATGACATAACCACCGGACCTGTCCCCTGCCACACACTCAACCACCAACAAACCACAAACAAAGGACGTTTATGAACAGTGAGTACGGTCAACCCGAATACGGGGGCGTTGCCCTCGAGGACATGGAAGTGGGAGATCTTGAGTTCGGCGATATGGAGGAGGGCGATCCGCAGGCCGTCTCCGATGCCGAATTCGGTGATGCACTCGCCGACGCCGAAATGGGCGCCCCAATGTCTCGCCGCAAGAAGTGGATCATCGGCGGCGCTCTCCTGGGCGGCGCGGCCCTCGCGGGAGGCGGTCTCATCGCTCTCGCGAAACGGAAGAAGGCTCTCGCCCGCAAGGCCGCCGCTCAGCGCGCTGTCGCCGCCCGCAAAGCGTCGGCCGCGCCGGCCACGCAGGACAGAGGCTTCACGTCGCGCCTCCAGACGCCCGTGCCCTATCTCGGCTTCGACAACTGCCGCGTACAGATCTCTCCACTGGGAGACTCTCGGCGCTCGTTTCCTCTCAAGCTGCTGGCAGGCATGCTCGATAGGACGGAGCAGGACTCCCCCACCACGGCGGTTGTCGTTCCCGACGCATCCGACGCAGGCGGTGTCGCCACCGTCGTTGTGGATGCAGCCGCCATCGCTCCCGTCGGTGCGATGCTCGTGCCCTATTTCATCATCGAGTTCGCTGCGCCCACGCTCAGCGCTCTGCCCGCCGGTATCATCACGATAACGACGCTCACGATCAACTCACCTTACCTGGGGGTGCTCAATCTGCTCACTCAAGGCAGGTTAGTGGTCAACGTCGACCGCGTCACGAACCGGGTCGCCATCATGGTCGTCCCGTGGAACTTCGTGAACAGCAACCCTCAGCCGACCCTCGGCTTGATCGGCGCCATCCCTGTCATCGTCGCGGGCGTACCCGTCGCATCGGCCGCCGCCATCACGGTGACCGCGAATGGACTCCCACCCCTGACGTCATTCATGAACGTCATCGTGCCGGGATCCTCCCATCCCGTGACCCAGCGCTTTCGCGAGTTCATCGCGCGCGGCAAGTTCGGCGCCCCCGAGAGCATGACGACCGCCATCCTCGGAGGTCTGTAATGATGAGACCGTCCGAGGTAACCAACCCGGAGCGGGTCGCGCTGCTGTTGAGCATGTTCTCGGAGCAATCCCAGGACGGTATCGTGAACGCCATCGCCAACTCACCGGCGGCAGTTCGCGATCGACTCGCAGACATCCGATCGTCCGCTGCTCCTCCCACGCCCATCTTGTCCGTAGCGGACAGGGCGTCTCTCCCTCTGCTCGCTGATCTCCTGAACGGTCTTGCAGCCGCCATATCGGCGGACATGGCCATGACGGCGTTCGATGCGAGCCGCGCTCGGAAGGTGCTCCAGTTTCTCGGTATTCCCGAGAGCGAACTGGGGTACACCGATGATACCATGAAACGCCTCCTTGAAAACAAGAACATCCAGATGATGCGGGCTATCTCGCAGACGCTGGGTAAGGCAGAGGTCAAACCGGGGGGACCTTACGCGTTCTTCCTGCTGCTGGGCGGTGCGCTTACCAAAGCGCAAAGATTGCTCAGCGTAATGGAAGTGCCTGTTGTGTCGACCGCCCTAGCCCGTGCTGGGCAGGGAGACATTGCGAGCGGCGACAATGAGATCGGGGATGCGCTAATGATCGACGCGTCCCGTGAGCTCGCGGAGAGCACCGGTCTGCCGATTCCCCTGCCGGCCGGCGACCTCCTCGGGCCGGAGACTGGGGCCGTTCCGCTCGTGATGGCGGCTTCAGCTACTCCCGGTGTCATCAGGGGAGTAGGCCGCATCTTCAGCAGGCGTCGCCGTCGGCGTCGCGCCGCGGCTCAAGCCCTCCAGCACCCCGCTGTGGAGAAGCAGATCCTCGAATCCTCATATAGTGATGAACCGGATGAGAAAGCCGCAGCGGAGCAAGCCGCGCGAGACATGGACAGCTTCACCTCGACACCGAGGCGGCCGCTGCCCAGCGACGAGGGGGCCTTTCCCCCGGACGAGGCTCTCACTCCCGGCGATCAAGAGTTGGAGTCAGCATGAACCAGTCGGGGAACCGCCAGAACCCCGGCTCCAGGGAAGGGCCGCCCAGCGATGGGCGGCCCGACTCCTGGCATTGGCTAGGCACGAAACGACGATCACAATTTCATTACGAAAGGACTTAACATGGCCCGCATACAATGGCAGCTCTTAGTGGAACGCCTGGATACGAAGTGGGCCTCATTATGGAACTACTCTTCAGGTCCAACCGATATCGGTCTCGTAACCGAGGAGCCATGGATATACCTTGCCGAGATCGTGCAGAACGGCTCTCCATTCATGCCTCTGCGACTATCCACCGTCCTGGAACGTGTGCAGCAGCGCGTCTCCACAGGTCTCGCCCCGTATCGCGCCTTGAGCATAGCGTTCGCGGCCGAACCGATAGGCGCGTTCGCCGTTAGCGTCCGCTCAGCGCTAGCTCTGCTGGTCAGCCCCCCCATCGTTATGCCTCCCGTTGGCACCGCCACTCCCGTCCGCTGGGACAGCACTAACGAGACAAGCTTGTCCTACGCAGCAATATGCCCAGCGGGCGTGACGTGGCAGCGCGTCGAAATCCCCCTGTCAGCTTGGCTGGGTTGCAATGAGCCGGGCCAACCTGGAAGCCCGCCTGTCTCTGGCGGCCCCGCCCTGCCCTGTCCGATCTTGATCGCCGACACGGGGATCCGCCTTTATGACTTGTGCGCTACCCTCGTTCCGTAATTCCACTTCGTTGGTCAACCACTCCTAAGAAAGGACCCAGTCATGCCAGATCTCGTCGTTGCTCCGTACGTGGGCGGTCAAGGGGGAGCCTTTAGGCTGATCGCCCCCGTCTTGCTGTCTAACGTGGCAGATTCTAACAGGATCATGCTCGCTGGGCAGCGCCTCCAGCCTTCCCAACTCCTTAAGGCTCCCCGCCGCTGGTACTTCGGCGATGCCCTGCCGGACATAGCGACCATAGGTCTTCTCACGGGGGCCGCCGGCTCCGTCGCTCTTCGCCTGCGAATTGAGCCACCGTCAGGGGCCCTCCCCCTAGATATTGCGGGCGGCACCATGCCATCCCCATCAGTCACAACGTATGGTCTCAGCAACATTAACCTCCTCAGGGGGACAGTCCTGCCTTATGGCAGCTACCTAGAACTCACTCCCAGCGTCGCTGGCATCACGCTCGCCGACCTGTTCGTGCTCCTCAGCTGAACCAATCATCACGGAAAGGCCAAACTCATGCCTGACATCATTCTTGCACCATCTAACGGCGGCCAGGGTCGATCTTTCAGACTCACTACCCCCGTGCTGCTCGCAGTCGGTGGTGACGCTAACCGCTTAATCTTCGAGGGTAAGCGACTCACCCCAGCGATGATAGGTTATCCTCCCAGGCGTTTTTACGCGGGCGACGACGATCCGGAGATATGGGCGATGGGCCTGTGCGTCGGCGC